TAAGGAATAATTATGTTTGGAATTGATGACATCGTATCAGTAGGGATGAAGATTATCGACAAGGTAATCCCTGACCCTAAAGCTAAAGCAGAAGCTGAAGCTCAGATTATGGCTATGGCTAATGAAGCTAAGAGGATGGAACTCGAAGCTGACATGAATGAGCAGGATAACGTCTCAGAGCGTTGGAAAGCTGACTTGGCTAGTGACTCTTGGTTAAGTAAGAATATACGCCCTATGAGCCTTATAGCCATCTTTACAGGCTACTTCTTATTCGCTATGATGTCAGCCTTCGGATATGAAGCAAACGAAGCCTATGTCACCCTATTGGGTAACTGGGGGATGCTCGTGTTCGGAGCCTATTTTGGGTCTAGGAGCCTGGAGAAGGTTGCACAAATGAAATATAAGGCTGAGAATGGAAAAGAATAAATTAAGCACTTGGGTTACTTTAATTGTAACTCTTACTTTATGTATCGTCGTTCTTGGTATGGTCGGTACTATGATGGCTGGAATGTTTGATGCTGATGTCAGCAATGACAAGATATTTGAAGCTATCACTCCAGCATTTCAAACCATTATTGGTGGATTTATTGGGTTAATTACAGGTATTAAATTAGGACAAGATAATGACGAATGAACAATTAAGGGCATTGGGGATTAACGAAAAATGGTTAGAGCCACTCAATGCAACCTTCGAAAAATTTGAAATCAACACACCTAAGCGTCAAGCAGCGTTTATTGGTCAGTGTGCTCATGAGTCTAATAATTTCAATATCCTTGAGGAAGGGCTTAACTACAAAGCCGAAGCTCTAATGGCATTGTTTAGTCGTGCTCGTATCAGCGAAGAGGATTGTAAGAAGTATGGTAGAACTTCAGACCATGCAGCCAACCAAGCTGAGATTGCTAACCGTATTTATGGTGGTGAATGGGGCAAGAAGAACCTAGGCAACATTGATGCTGAAGATGGGAATATGTACCACGGAAGGGGATTGATTCAACTAACTGGACGTGCTAACTATGAAAAATGCGGAAACGCTCTTGGAGTGGATTTGTTATCAGTACCTACAATGTTGTGTACTCCTGAGTATGCAACCTTATCAGCAGGATGGTTTTGGTCAAGCAAGGGACTAAATCAAATTGCAGATACTTGGGATACTGTAGCCATAACTAAAAAGGTCAATGGCGGTACGATTGGTCTTGATGACCGAGTATTAAAATCTAATAAAGCATTAGACGTACTTTTAGGTTAAGCCACCGAGAGGGTATACCTAACCTAGTTATTTTGTGGCTTTCCGACTAGGGCATCATGGGAATTGGCAGACCCAAGGATAACCCCTCACTTCCACCAATGTAACCAACCAAGAAAAGGAATAGGCTCAGGTTCAATGGCTTGTTCTTTTGCTTGGTCAATAGCTTTCCAAAGAACGGCAATCAGTCCTTCTTGAACCAATAACTTCATACCGTCCGCATCAATATTTAATTCACAATCTGCAGAACCATCAGGATTTTCAGTAATCTCTCTTAATTCTATCTTCATACTTTTATAACCTCCCCACGGAAAAATACCAAGCCCTCATCTTCGTTAATGACTTGTACAAGTTCAGGTGGCATTAAATCGCCATTTAAGAACGTAAGGACTGCAAATCCAGCCCTCCAATTAACTGGAGAATCTTCTGTATAAAGATATTTGTCTCCTCCAATTGCAGACATAGTTCCTGTGTCAACACCATATCTATCTCCGTTATAGTCAGACCAAGGAGTAACCTTTAAGGAGTGTAAGTGTCCTGTGACCATAGTGACACCAGACTTCAGGGTATTGTTAAATACTCCATGCTGACCATTGTGCCAACGGTGCTTAATCATACAAGTGTTATTCACCATCAATGACCAAGAGTATGTCCAATGAGGTAAGTGGTCGGCTAATGCCATTCCAGGTACGCCCTCATACTGTCCTAAAACATTAGATAACTTACCATCAAAGCGTAGGTCGTGATTTCCAATGGTTCGGTGCATAAATGCTCCTGCAGGACGAACCTTCTCAATATCACCTAGCCTAGCTTGTACTTCTTCTAGTTCTTCTTTAACAGTAGGAGCTTTATCCCAACCAATCCTATTGTGAGCACTAATCGTAGCGTTATCCATAATGTCACCATTAAGAACAATACCTTTTGGTTTGAGCTTCTTAATTAAATGTACGAATGCTCTGTGTGCGGTGCTTACATAACCAGGCCAGTAGTGACAATCAGAACCCACAACAATCAAACCATTCTCAATAGTCAGATTGGTGCGGACTTTGTTTTCAGGAATAACTAATCTAGCTTGACCTTCTTTTGCTTCTAATGAAATGTTATATCTTTTCTCTATTGCTTTTCGTCGCTTCATAACGTTGCGAACATCAATGTCTAATACTTTTGATAACTTAGTCCCCGATTTGTGTTTATGCCATAGTTCAATAAATTCATTATCGCTACATCTTGCTTGCATTATTCTATTCCCCTGTCGTCAGTGTTTTTAAATAATCTATTAGTTTTGGATTGTCAATTAAAACTGCAGCTAGTCCTGCCCCTACCCCATGTACTTGTCTTTCTGTCATATCTAAATTCATTTGATAATCAATAGCATGAGTTATTTCGTGAATGATTGTATCTAACTCTAAATCTTTTGGCATCCCCTTTTGAAACGTAATCAATTGTTTGTTGTCATCACATTGACCGCAATCTTCAAAATTATCTTTGACCGATAGCTTATAGCGTTTACCAACAATCTTTAATGACTTGAGTAACATATGCGTCCTAGTGTAGGTGACACGACAGACAGGACGGAGGGGAGCCGTCGTGTGGGGATGGGGGAGGGTATGCCTGCCGTGTCATTTGTTAGTTTACTTTAAAAGGTTACGTTATTCCATACTGGACACCATTTATTCACACTGCAATAATCCTCACACCTTCTATAGGTGGCAGGACGGTGTTCCCAATGCTGGTCTGAGCCGAGTATAACCCCTTCTTGTGACGGATATAACTTAATAGCTCGTTTGCCACCCTTCTTCATTAACGCCCATTGCTCAGGAATAGTCCATCTATCTTCATCCGTACAGTGTGGAGGGTTAGATAATTGGTGCAGTGCAATACGTTCTTTGATATATGCCTCAGCCTCATCCAATGTCCACATCTTAATTGGCAAAGTCATAATAGGGCGTCTTGGATACTCAGGGTTCTTCTGAGCCTCACGAGGTCTCCAATCCCTAAAGATGGTAGTAATCGTTAACTTATCTACCTCAGTGTTGTTTTTATGCAACAACCAACGCAGCACATTTAATTGTCGTTCCCATTCAATCTTACCGTTTGAAGAGAATACGGAAGTCACCTTGTAATCAGATAGCGTAGAACCTTCTAAAACGTCGAATGCACCGCCTAATTTCCATCCTGATACCTCGGCATACACTCGCTCCTCTACACGGGCTGTACGCCCCTTATAAGCCATTTCTAGCAGATGGTGTACTGAGCTACCAAACAACGCCCAGACACGGTCTGAAGCGTCTTCTTCCATCTCGTCATCGTGCTCAATCCGTAGCTTCCTGATTAAAGGAGGTTGGATTAGTTGGGTAACCGTAATATCGCTACTACCTGGGGTATACCCTGTGTTATTGACTGCGTTGACTATTGGGTCAGGCAGGTTAAATTTATTTGTTAATTTCATTGATTCTCTCCCCTATCCACTTCATAACTGGAACTGCCATTGAGTTACCTAATGCCTTGTAACGGTGACCGTCTGGTGATTCCCCCTTTTTCCAAGGAATGATTGTATAGTCATCCTTGAACCCCTGCAACCTCTCGCATTCCCTAGGTGTAAGCCTACGAACTGCCATATTACCTGCTATAAAAGTCTGTGCATGATGCGACTGAACGCTTGGTTGCATAGCTTGTAAAGCAGGAGTTACCTCTAATGGAGTAGCACTAAAGTTATTAGCTTTAGCATCTTCTCTAATACTGTAGGCTTGTACTAATGGAACATTCCCACCGCCAGTACCCCAACGACTTGTTACGGTCTGACAGACTTCACCCATCTCTTTAACACGACTATCGGCAGGGTGTGTCTCGTAAACCTTATGTGCTACGAATAACCCACACTCATTACCTGAAGGCCCACCACTACCTTTAGCCCATTTACTTGTTACGGTGTCGGCACACTCTCCATCTGAGCCACCGTATGCAACGCCTCTTTCAGAATAGGTGGTAGTTGCTTGCCTCTTAATTCGGCTCTTCTGATTATTCCCTGACAAGCAGTCGGACTCAAATAGAACTTTTGCGGCAGATTCCCAATCTCCAAGACATCCGACAACAAACACTCTTCTGCGTCTTTGTGGGACTCCGAAGTTTTGAGCGTCAAGCACCCGATAGGCGAACCCATACCCGCATTCGACCAACGCCCCAAGGAAGGAACCAAACTCC